ATTACTACAAACCCAGCACAGCGCATTGATTTAAGTAGTGATAACAACGCAACTATTTTCTATCGGGCACCTTCAGCAACCGCTGGCTCTGCTCTAAGCTGGTCAGAATCGATGCGTATTGACTCTAGTGGTAATGTAGGTATTGGTACTAGTAGTCCTAGCACATATTTAGCTAAATTAGTAGTAACAAACACTACAACATCAACAAATTTGTCATTAGTTAATACTTCAGCAACTTCAAACACAAACACAGTTTCAACGGATTACTATTTACCTGATGATTCTACTGGTTTGCAAAAAGTAGCAACTATTGGCGTTATCAACCCTGCCGCTACTGGAAATAGATACGGAAATATTTATTTCAGCACATCTAACACTGGAGCACCAGCAGAGCGGATGCGTATTGACTCTAGTGGAGCTTTGTTGGTTGGTACTACTACTGCTGACGGTAGAATTTCTGCTGAAACAACTGGCAATGTAATCACTTCTAAACAAAATGGAGCTGGTGGATGGTGCTATAAATCAAATGCTGCTAACAACAGTGGAACTCGTTATCAAATAGAGTTTTTATCCGATGGAAATGCAGCGGGTTCAATTACATCAGGAGCATCGACCACTACCTACGGAACAACCTCTGACTATCGCCTAAAGGAAAATGTTGCGCCAATGACGGGTGCTTTGGCTAAAGTTCAAGCACTAAAACCTGTTACTTATACATGGGTAAGAGACGGTGCTGATGGTCAAGGCTTTATTGCACATGAACTACAAAATGTTGTGCCTGACTGCGTGGTTGGTAAGAAAGATGCGGTAGATACTGAAGGCAATCCAGTCTATCAAGTAGTGGATACCAGCTTCTTAGTAGCCACCCTAACCGCCGCTATTCAAGAACAACAAGCAATGATTGAAACATTAACAACCCGCTTAAATGCGTTAGAAGGAAAATAAAATGGAATTTAATTGGAAAGTAGTTCAAACAGACTACAACACATCAGACAAATTTATTACCACAGTTCACTATGTCGTATCAGCAGTAGATGGTGACTTTACTGCTTCTACCTATGGCACAGTAGGCTACACAGAGGAAGGTGCTTTTACTCCTTATAGCCAATTAACTGAGGCTGTAGTAGTCGGCTGGGTAAAAGACTCACTCGGTCAAGAGACTGTAGAAGCAGCATTGGCAGCGCAGATTGAAGCTCAAAAGAATCCAGTAAGCGAGTCTGGATTACCTTGGTAAGTTTTTAACCACAACTAGGAGAATGACATGGGAAAAGATAAACAAACCCCCATCGTAGTAAATGATGTAGAGTACATATTTGAAGATATGACACCAGAGCAACAGACTCTAGTCAATCATGTTGCGGATTTAGACCGTAAGATTAACTCTACTGCATTTAATTTAGACCAGTTATCCGTAGGAAAACAAGCCTTCATTAAACTGCTAGAGGAAGCTCTGGCTAAACCGAAAGAGTAATTATGAGCGACATTGACCCAATCGAATACGGCAAGTTAGTTAATTCCGTAGAGAACCTAGAGCGTAAAGTAGACTCACTAGAAGTAGACATTAAGAAGTTAGTGGCTATGGCAGAGCGTAGTAAAGGTTCTCTATGGGCTTTGATGGGTGTTGCCTCAGTTGCTGGTGCTTTCATCAGCTACATGACTGAATTGTTCTTTAAAAAGTAAACCATGAGACCACATTCCATCGGTAAGAACTTAACAGCAAATACGCTAACTACGCTATTTACTGTGCCAACTAGGAACATGGCTATTACGCATGATATTTTAATGACTAATAGAGGTGCCGGTAATAAACATATTTCTATCTATTGGTACGACAAAAGCACAAACACTAGCATTGAAGTAGTCCACGAAAGAACTATATCTGCAAAGACTTCCGCTACTATTGATAATGATTTTTCTTTTGTAATGGATGAAGACGATGAACTTCGTGCTATCTCTGAAACAGGTTCAACCATGACAGTTGTGGCATCGTTTGATTTAGATGCTAGGTCAACTGTACAAAATTACGCATAAGGACTAAGATGCCACTCAAATCAGGTACATCACAGAAGACTATCTCTACTAACATCCGTAAAGAGATGAAGGCTGGTAAGCCACAGAAACAGGCTATCGCTATAAGTTTAGCTAAAGCTGGGTTATCTAAACCACAACCTAAGAAAAGGAAGTAATCATGCCAATGGTTAAAGACAAGAAGTTCCCATACACAGCTAAGGGTAAGAAAGAAGCTAAGTCGTATGCTAAGTCAACTGGTAGCACTGTTAAGGCTAAACCAGCTAAGAAGATGGGTGCAAAACGTGGCTACTAAACCGGGCTTGTACGCAAATATCGCTGCCAAGAAGAAGCGTATAGCTGCTGGCTCTGGTGAGAAGATGCGTAAGGTTGGCTCTAAAGGCGCTCCTTCGGCTAAAGACTTTAAGGATGCTGCTAAGACGGCAAAGAAGAAATAATGCCAAAGAAAGCATTTCAGAACCCTGAAGGCGGTCTGAACCAGAAAGGTCGGGATTATTATAACAAGACCACCGGTTCTAAGTTAAAGCCGCCAGTGTCTGCTAAGGAGGCTGCAAAGTCGCCTAAAGCGGCTGGACGGCGTAAGAGCTTCTGCGCTAGGATGGGTGGGGTTGCTGGTCCGATGAAGGACGAAAAGGGCAGACCTACCCGCAAGGCATTGGCATTGAAAAAGTGGGAATGTTAGCAGAAATCGCTTGCAATTTACAAAAAAGTATGATATACTGGGAACAAGATGGCATCTAAAAACTACCTAGAATTAACAAACGAAGTGTTAGTCCGACTGCGTGAGCCAGAGGCTTCCTCAGTATCGGATAACGCCTATGTTAAACTCATTGCAAAGTATGTAAACGATTCTAAGCGTCAAGTTGAGGATGCTTACAACTGGAACTCACTGTCAGAGACTTTGTCTGCTACCACAACAGCAAGTATCTTTAACTATGTCTTAGAAGGCACAGGTCAACGCTTTCGAGTGATTGATGTCCTAAACGACACTAGTAACTTTGTTATGCGTAACGCTTCTACTCGCTGGATGAACGACCAGTTCTTAATCGCTACGCCAGCTACAGGCTCTCCGTATTATTATAACTTTAACGGCACAGACAGTGACGGCGATACGCAGGTCGATTTATACCCTATCCCTAACGGTGTTTACAATATTCGTTTTAACGTCATTCGCCCACAGGTCGAGCTAGTAACCAACTCAGATAAACTATTAGTTCCTCATGAGCCTGTCATCCTTGGTGCATTGGCTAGGGCGCAAGCGGAACGTGGAGAAGACGCAGGAACTCAATCTAGCGAAACGTATGCTTTATTCAAACAATCTTTAGCAGATGCTATTTCTCTTGAAAGTGCAAGGTATGTTGAAGAAGAAGCGTGGTATCCAATCTAATGGCTGGACAACTGCAAACTTCCTCGATTGCAGCACCGGGATTTTACGGTCTCAATCTTCAAGAGTCGAGCATTACGCTGTCGTCTGGCTTTGCATTAAAAGCACAGAACTGCGTAATTGACCGCTATGGTCGTATTGGTGCAAGACGGGGTTGGACTCCGCTTAACGCAACAAACGCTGACCTAGGTTCTAATCCGATTGAATCAATGATGGAGGTAGTCGATGGCGGAAGCAATACAATTATATCAGCAGGTAATAACAAGTTATTCACTGGTCGTGCAACACTTACACAACGTCTTGTCCGAAATGCAACAAATTCAGGAAACGCTACTTACACGATAACAGGTAACAACTGGCAGATGGCAGCAATGCCATACGGTGATGTTAATGACTTTCAGCCCCATGCTTATTTAGCACAGGCTGGACACCCAATGCTCGTGTGGCATGAGTTGCCTGTCTCTGGTGGAGACCCTCACGACCACGATAGCGGTACGTTTGGATTCCAACAGATAAGTGATGTTGGTACATTACCAGCCAATCACAATAACGCATCATTTAAACCCAATGCAGTCTTATCTGCCTTTGGTCGTATCTGGGTTGGGAACATCGTTGGCGATACCCAGACTGTCTACTTCAGTGACTTACTGCGTGGCTCTGACTTCACTACAGGCTCTGCTGGTTATTTAAACCTACAAGAAGTGTTCCCGAATGGCGATAACATTGTCGCTATCGCAGCGCACAATGGATTCTTAGTTATCTTTGGTCGTAACAACACCGCTATCTATGCTAACCCGATTGATACCGGTAGCTTGGTATTACAAGACATCATCTACAACGTAGGCTGTATTGCTCGTGACTCTGTACAGAACATTGGTACAGATATTCTGTTCTTGTCTGATGCTGGTGTACGCAGCCTTGCTCGTGTGATTCAAGAGAAGTCTTTACCCATGAACGACATCTCTAAGAATGTTCGTGATGACTTAATGGGCAATGTGTTCGCTGAAGCAGACTTAGGTAAGATTAAAAGTATTTACCACGATAGAGATGCTATTTATCTTTTGTCGCTGCCTTCAACTAAGTTTGTATATTGCTTTGATACTCGCTCACGTCTTCAAGACGGTTCGGCTCGTGTAACCATTTGGGATAGCTTACAACCTAAGTCATTCTGCATTACACAAGCTAAAGAGTTACTCATTGGACAGACATCGTACATAGGTAAGTATTTTGGACACTCTGACAACGGAGTAGTTTATCGCTTACAGTATTACACCAACTACTTTGACTTTGATGCCTCTACAAAGCTCAAGATTCTGAAGAAGATTGGTTGGGTTCTCATCGGCGGCACAAACCAGTCCGTTGCGGTAAAATGGGGTTTTGACTACACCGAAGGCTATCAGTCTGCAACGTACACATTAGAAACAGGAACAGTAAATGAATATGGAATTGGTGAGTATAACATCGCTGAATACAGTTCCGGTATTATTATTGACCGATTCTCTATTAATGCTGGTGGGCAAGGAACAATTATGCAACTCGGATTAGAAGTAGACATCAACGGTAATCCATTGTCTATTCAAAAGATAGACGTTGCCGTTAAAGCAGGTAAAACAATAGTTTAAGGAATAGACATGGCAGATTACACAAAAGCAACTAACTTTACAGCTAAAGACGGACTACCTAGCGGTAACGCTGGTAAGATTGTCAAAGGTACGGAGATTGATACTGAACTTAATGCGATTGCTAATGCGATTGCATCTAAGGCAGACATTAATAGTCCAACCTTTACAGGCACTCCAGCAGCCCCTACAGCGTCTGCAGGTACGAACACAACGCAGGTAGCGACTACAGCATTTGTTACTGCAGCTACGGTTGCAGAAAGAACTGCTACAACTACTCTTACAAATAAGACACTTACTTCGCCGACTATTAATACACCGACAATCGCCGGTGGTTCTATCTCTGGAATTACAGACTTAGCTGTAGCTGATGGCGGGACAGGTGCATCAACAGCAGCCGACGCTAGAACTAATTTAGGACTAGGTTCTATTGCAACACAAAATGCCAATGCCGTAGCAATCACTGGCGGTTCTGTTTCAGGAATTACTGACATTGCAGTTGCTGACGGCGGAACTGGCGCTTCGACTGTTGCTGATGCAAGGACTAACTTAGGTTTAGGGTCAATAGCAACTCAAAACTCTAACGCAGTATCTATTTCTGGTGGTTCTATTACAGGCATCACTGACTTAGCTGTTGCTGATGGGGGTACAGGTGCATCAACTTTAGCGGCTAACAATGTCTTGCTTGGTAATGGCACAAGTGCATTACAAACAGTAGCCCCAAGCACAACTGGCAATATTCTTACTTCTAACGGTACGACTTGGGCTTCTACTGCTAATCCTTTTATAGGAACTCGTGGTCAAGTATTTACAAGCACAGGAACATTTACAGTGCCGACAGGAGTAACCGCAGTTAAGGTTACTGTAATTGGTGGTGGTGGTAACGGTGGTTCTGCGGTAAATAATCCCGGTGCTGTTGGTGGTAGTGGCGGCGGTGGGGGAATGGCTGTTAAATTTGTTACTGGATTGACACCGGGCGGCACTGTTACAGCAACGGTTGGTGGGGCTGCTGGAACTTCATCATTTGGCGCATTTTGTTCTGCAACTGGTGGTACAAGCGGGGCGACTAATGACGGTAATAGTAATGCAGGTGGAGCGGGCTCAGGCGGTGATTACAATCTTTCTGGTGGAGCAAGCGGAGTTGCGGGTGATTCCTATAGCGCCGGCGGGGGAGGTACTGCTGGTGCTAAAGGGGAAGGTGGTGGTAGCTTCGCTTTAGGAGGCTGTGGCGGTTTTGGAAGGGGAGGAGATGGTGTTAGTGGAGAAAGTAATGGAAATGCTGGTACCGGATTTGGTAGTGGTGGTTCTGGCGGAGTTTACGGCTCTAACAATCGTACTGGCGGCGCAGGTTCAGCTGGAATTATTATTGTTGAATGGTAAAAGGATAATATTATGAAAAAAGCACTTATTAGCCCTAATGAATCCCCAATTCAGTACATTGCAAGCTGGACTGACACCGCTCCATACAAACCAGTTTACGGTACATACTCTAATTCATGCCGAGTGGCTGAAGTTTGCGACGCAGAGTTTGAGGTTGCACAACCTTTATTTTGGGTAGATTGCGCTGATGATGTTGTTGCAGATGAATACTATTTTGATACAGCAACAAACACAATATTGCCGATTAGTAACGCAACCCAAATTCCTGTTACAGAACTTTAAATATGAGTTACTCAATAATTTCAATGGGATGTGTTGCTAATTTGTATAGTAGGCAAATTCACTTTATAAAAGCTAAATATCCCAAGCCAGAAGGTAAGAATTAATTGAGTTTCAAAGTACCAGTCGTTATTCGTGAAGACTACACGATGTTGTTAGAGCTTCACAACGATTTGATATGGTTTCACACTGATGTACGAAAGTGGACACCAGCAGTTAAAGCAAAGTTTTTAGAAGATTTAAATTTATTACAACATTTAGTGTCTGTGCCTTTAGTTGCTATAGCACATGAAGATAATAAGAAATTGGTTAAGTTTGGTAAGTCAATCGGTTTTGAGTTTCAACAAGATTTTATAAATCAGGATAAACAGATGTATCACATATACAGTAGGAGTCTATAATGGGTGGTTCAGTCGCATCAATCGTAAGTCCAGTCGCCAGTCTAGCTGGTGGTTTAATATCGGGCGGAAAAGCTGCTGATGCTGCTCAAGGACAGGCAGAGGCACTTCGAGCTGCTGCTGACAAAGCGTCCGCAATGGCGCAGTTCAGACCAATGGGGATGACTACAGCTTTTGGCTCGTCACAGTTTACCCCTGAAGGACAAGGAAGCTATACACTATCGCCTGAGCTGCGAAGTTTACAGCAAAGCCTGTTCGGTCAGTTAGGTGCTTATAATCCCGCACAAACTGGACAGCTCGCACAGCCGATTACAGGCGGTGCTCAGAGTCTATTTGGTTTAGGCGGTCAGTTGCTACCAACAGACACATCACGGATGTCATCACAACAAGCACAAGACTTAGCTAATCAGTATCGCTTTGCACAACAAGGATTGATGCCAACATCGTTCCAGACTGGTGCTACTCCTGAAGCAATGGCTTATGCTAATCAGTTAAATCAGTTAGCTGGTCAAGTTACTCCAACATCATACGACCCAACTGCTGCAGCACAGCAATATTATCAGCAACAGCAGGAACTGATGCAACCCGGCAGAGCTGCTGAAGAAGCACGATTAGCTACTTCTAACTTTGGTCGTGGTACAGGTGGTCTCGGTGTACAGACGGGTACAGGCACTGCTCCTTCTAATCCGTTAGCGCAAGCACTTTTTAATGCTCGTTCGCAGCAAGATAGAACACTAGCTGCTCAGTCTACTGACATTGCTCGTCAGCGTCTTGCTGATGACATTGGTTTAGGTACTCGCTTAGGCGCTGCAGGATTGTCTACACAACAACAGTCTGAAGCAACTCAGCGTGCTAATATGTTACAGAACTTAGGATTAGGTTTAGAGTTCGGTACACAAGGTTTACGTTCATCAGAAGCAGGAACAGAACTAGCTCGTCAGCGTTTCGCTGAAGACTTACGCATGGGTGCTGGTTTGTTCGGCACAGGCGGAGAATTGCTTGGACAAGTCCCAAAGTTAACTACTGCTGGATACGCTCCAACAGAAGCACAACTTGGTTTGTTGCGTACAACAGAAACAATGGGACAAGACCCGTTCAGGTTAAGTCAAGCACTAGCAGGTCAGTACTCGCAAGCAGGTGCAAACGCAGGTCGTTTGTATTTAGACCCACAGCAAGCTGCAGCAACAGCGTACAGTCAATATCAAGGCTACAGTCCAATAGGTTCTGCCCTGAGCGCTATCGGTGGCGGAATGGGCGGCAGTGGCAGCGGTGCTTCTAGCTGGTTTAGCGGTTTGTTTGGTAGCGGCGGTAAAGGATTTACTGATGTCGGTGGACAAGGTGCAGCCGCCAATCGTGCTTTAGCTGAATGGATGTAAAGGAAAAATCATGGCAGAAATCGTAAGCGGTTTATTCGGAGTATCCCCAGAGCAGTTAATGCGTCAGCGTCAAACTACAGACGCTTCTAATGCGTTTAGGTTTGCACAGCTCAGTCCAATGGAAAGAGCGCAATACTCTATCTATCAGGGCGGAGCTGGTGTTGGTCGTGCTGTAGGTGGTTTACTTGGTGGAGACCCTGAATTAGAGAAAATCTCTCAGATTAAACAACTGTCTTCACAGTTTGATTTAACAACTGCACAAGGTGCTAGAGACTTTGCTCGTGCATTGCAACCGTTTGCACCAGCAGAAGCCATGCAAGCAGTGCGTGAAGCAGACCGTATAGAAGCTGCTGGTCTAGGTCGTGAAAAGACTGCAGCGCAAACTACATTAGCTGAAGCACAGACACAAGCGGCACTTAGAGAAAAAGTACCTGCAGCAGATGAGGAATCAAAACGTATTCGTTTAAATCAGTTAATGACACAACTTGGTCCTGAAGAAGGTGCTCGGGCGTTCCAACAAGAACAGCTTGAAGGTAAAAAATCGGTTGCTAAAGCAGGTGCAACTGTGACTCCCGGAGCACGAAATATTCTAGAAGTTGAATCTAAACGTGCTGGGGATTTACAGAAAAAAATAGATTCTGGTTATACTGTTTTAGAACGATTAAATAGCCAACAACAAGCCTTAGAACAAGGTTTAATTGGAGGGTCGTTTGCAGACAGCAGAACCGCAGCGGCAACGTTTGCTGCGACGATTGGCTTAGGAGACCAAAGACTAATCAATGCGTTGGCTAATTCTAAATCATTTAAAGCTAACCAAAACGCCCTTGCAGCAGCCATTGCTAAACAACTAGGTGTAAACCCAACAGACAAAGACTTCCAAGCGTCGTTGGACCAGTTTGCTAAACAAAGCGATGACCCTAAAGCATCGTTACAGTTTATTAAACAAATGCAAAATCAGTTTAAGCAGCGTCAGACTATTAATGAAAACATGATGAATAGTTACATTGAAAATGACGGAACCTTTAGAAATTATAAAGGTCCAAAAATGATAGAGTCTTTCACCGCTACAAATGAACTTGAGCAGTTACAGGCAGAAGCAGCTAGAAGAAGGAATAAAAAATAATGGCTACAGATTACTCCAAGTTAAGTGACGATGAGTTGTATCGTCGAATTGAAGAGTTAACTGCGGGAGCAACTCAACAATCGTCATCAAGTGCCAGTAGCTATGGTAGAGCCGCTTTAGGTGGCGCAAGCTCCGGTGCTACAAGTCTTTTAGGGTTTATACCAGAAGTTGCTTCAATTCCAGCACAACTTTCAGGTCGTGGTGCTCCCACAATTCCGGGAACCGACATCTCTTTAGGTGGCTCGCCAATCTCAGCAATGCGTAGAGCTTTTGAAGTTCCTGACGAGCCTCGAAGTGGAGTAGAACAAGGTATCTATCGCTTTGCTGAAGGTTTTACACCAGCAGCAGCGATGGCGTTACCGTCATACGCAGCGGGTCCGTTAATTGGAACAGCCGCCACTGTTGGTTCTGGTTTATTAGGTGGTTTGTCTAATCTTGCTGCTAAAGGACTCTTTCCTGAGTCTCCGTTAATGCAAACAGCAGTAAATTTACTACCCGCTGGAGTTGCAGGAGTATCTGCACGTATTCGTTCAAACGTACCGCAAACAAGCAGACCATCAGTATCCGAAGATACAGGTATTCCAATGACAGGCGGTCAGCGTGCTGGTTCGGAAGCGTTAATACGGCAAGAATCTGCTGTCGCTAAGACAGAAGGTGGAGCGCCTATATTTCAGCGTTTTGGACTCACACAAGCAAACACCGCTGAAGATTTTGCAAGTAAAATACAAGAGTTTAGTGCAAATCCAAACTTAACTGCAACTCAAATAAACGAAGGCGTTATTGGGGCTGTAAACTTTCAGAACAGTCGAATCGTAAACAAGTTTAGAGCACAGAACAGAGTAAACTTTAACGCTGCAGAAAAGGTAGCGGGTAAAGAACGTATTTTTGGAACAGACAATCTAAACACTGCATTAGATAATCAAATTGCTTACTACTCAAGTGAACAAATGCCAGCGGACCTACGAGCTGTTGCAGGGACGCTAAAAGATTTAAAAGGTAGGATGTCTATACAGGAACAGCCTTCTTTAATACTGGGCGCGGATGGTCGCCCTGCAGTTGTTGCTCCTGCTCAAGCACAGAAGTTAACTGTTGCAGAGCTACAGAAAAATTTAGAGTCATGGGGCAAGGCAGCAAAAACAGGCGAGTTTGCTATGCCCGGTGGCACTGATAACGTCTTTAGAGGAATTACTCCCGGAACAGTAAAAAACATCTCACGGCAGGTATTAAAAGGTTTTAGAGATGACTTAGACGCTGCCGTTAGGTCAAATGTCAAAGGTGCGAGAGAACTGACTAAAGCACGTGATGATTTCCGCACAGGGTTACAAGACCTTGACGCATACGCAGAGACACCTTTAATTAAAAAGTTTATGAAAGACAATCCAACGGCGATTGACCCTACAGAAACTGTCAACTATTTAACACAAGCGTCTCCGACTGAGCGAGTAGTGATGTTAAACCTGTTGGATGCTAACAGACCAGACATCGTATCGTCGTTACGAAACAAAACAATGCAACAAGTAGTAGAAGACTCCAAAGGCGACACAGGTGCGCTTCTGTCTGAATTAAAAAGAATAACTAATCAAAAATCCGAAGCTGGTTCATTGGGATTAAATGACTTTCTTTTTAAAACACCTGCTGAAAAAGCTAAAGTAAAAGTATTAGTTAGGGACTTAGAAAGTATTAATAAAAAACCCGTAGGTGCTCCTGAGTCTATGAGAGCACAGGTGCAGGGCATCACTACTGAAGCTACGGCAGTCGGCGGTGGCTGGACTGTTGGTAAAGCAGTTTCAACGATACAAGACACGATGAATATGCTGTCTGGTTCTGCTAATAGTGCTGAAAAACTAGCATGGATGATGACGAACCCAGACGGACAGTCAGTGTTGCGTTATTTAGCATCACAAAAGACAAGCAACAAACCGCTTCCTAAAACATACGCAGATACGTTGAACTTTGTTGCCAAAAACTTTGCTATTCCTGCTGCGACTAATCGGGCGCAAGAACTTGGTATTAATCCTTTAGAGTCATTAACAGACGAGCAATTAGAACAGCGTATACAACAACTTCAAGGACAGCAATAATGTTTCCACTAGACACTGTACTCAATGTCGGAATGAAGATTCTTGACAAGTTCTTTCCTGACCCAGAGCAGAAAGCTAAGGCTCAGTTAGAACTGCTCAAGATGCAACAGGAAGGTGACTTCAAGAAGATTGAAGCGGACATCGTAGAGCAACAGGAACTTACGAAGCGTTCTCAAGCAGATATGGCTAGTGATAGCTGGTTGTCTAAGAACATTCGTCCAATGACACTAATCGCTATCCTAACGGGTTACTTCATGTTTGCTCTGATGTCTGCCTTTGGTATGAACGCACACCAAGCCTATGTTGAACTGTTAGGACAGTGGGGGATGCTCATTATGTCTTTCTACTTTGGTGGTCGTACACTTGAGAAAATCATGGATATGAAGACTAAGAATGAATCTAAGTCCTAACTTTACCCTCGAAGAACTCACCGTATCAGAAACAGCAGTCCGCAAAGGGTTTGACAACACACCCAACGCTACCGAGATAGCCAACCTAGTGCGTACTGCAGGACTATTAGAGCAGGTTAGAAAGCTCATCAACAAGCCTATTATCGTCAATTCTGCCTTTCGCTCTAAAGCAGTCAACGATGCTGTAGGCTCTAAAGATACTAGCCAACACCGTATCGGCTGTGCAGCAGATATTAGAGTCCCCGGCATGACCCCTAGAGAGGTCGTAGAGGCGTGCATAAAAGCCAACATGGGGTATGACCAAATCATCGAAGAATTCGGCTCATGGACGCACATAAGCGTTCCTGATATGCCTTCTAGACCACCTCGCAGACAAGCACTTACAATAGACCGTCAAGGCACTCGCCCGTTCAAGTAAACTGTATCTCATTCCATACAAAAAAACCACCCCGAAGGGTGGCTATAAAGTTACAACATACAAGGAATTAGATACTACAGCCTCCTGCGGCAGTGCAACTTAGCATCTGAGCGCCTTCGACATTATCGTCATACTCTTTGAAGTTCTCCCAATCAACAGTATCAGGAACTAACGACTTTAACTTGTTGTAAGTTTCTTCGTCACATTCTTCATAAGGTGCTTGCTTGTAAGTTCCACCGTCCATCGGCAGGAATGACACACCAGTAACTTCTCCAAAGTTTTTAAATGTCCATGCTCCGACATCCAACCATTCTTTCTCCAAGACAGAGATAGTGACTGATGGTTTATGCTCTGTGTAGTGTCGTTGATAAATCAACCACAAGCGCAGATGCTCAATAGCTGTCAAGTCTTCACGCAGTAATGCACCATCAGCCACAGCAACAGGGAAACTAAAGATTGTTGTTGTCTCAGGCTTCATCACACAAGGCTCTGCTACAAATCCTGCTTGAATCATGAACTGAGTCAAAGGGTCTTTATTGTCAGCTCGTACACGGCGGATATAATACTTGCTATGCTGAGGATGTATGCCACTAGCGGTAGAACAAAGCTGGGATACTGTGCCTTCTGGCTTGACAGCGGTAACTGCAACCGATTGATTAATACCAATAGCAGCAGCAAATTCAGCATTAGTAGCAACAGCAAGGTCACGGAGAGCCTCCAATCGAGCAGGTAGTGATTCATCATCAGGGTTGTTGAGTAAGGTATTGTCGCAGATACCAGTCATCGACACTCCTAAAAGCGCCTCCTCCTCGGTGTTCTTTTGCCAAATCTTACGCAAGTATGGAAAGTCGGTAAGACTAGCCTGAAAAGTACCCAGAATGGTAGCAAGACGAATCTTACGACTAATATCATCAATACTATCAGTGCTGCGAATGATGCAACTAGAGAGGTTGCAAAACTGGTAAGGGCGCAGAATAATCTCACTACAGGGGTTCGTACCAAACGCATACGACGCATCCCTACGACCATTCTTCGCAGCTTGCTTTTGACTTGCTTCACGATTGAAGATACCACGCTCTCCACTGTGTGATTCATAGATTGAACTCCATTCACGCATAAATT